TCTCGCCTGCGGCACCGCCAAGCCTGCCCCCCTGAACGCCTGCGGTGGTGATCCCGGCCGTCTTCAGGGCTGGCTTGGCGATCAGTTCCTTGCCCGCTTCCGCCGCCCTGCGTGCCAGCCCACGCCCGGACACCGCCGCCACGGCCTCTGGTGTCGCCAACCCGCCACTGACGAGTTCTGCCACGGCAACAGGGCCAAGAAGCGTAGCCCAGTCGTGGGTGTTTTCGTAAGAGCTTCCCTCCGGGGTCGCTGGCAGGGTCTCGTTCATCCAGTCGGAAACCGGGCTGATCCAGCCGCCCTTTGATGTGGGCTGTCCGGTCATGGACTTGTAGTCATCGAGCAGCACGTTCCCGGCGGTGGCGGCGACATCGCCCATCGCCCCTACCCCCAGGGCTGTGCCACGGGCTGCGGCTCCCGCCTGCTTCCCGGCCCACGTCAGCCAGTCGTCGCTCTTGGATGGGTCGGGCGTCGGGAGTACACTGAACGGCTCATTGGTCGCCGTGTCTCCGATCGGAACCACGTTGGCCTTGTTCCGCTCGATGGCGGTGTTGGCCTCGTTCTGGAGACGCTTCGTCTCCTGCTCGCCATACCTGTTAGGCACGTACAGGGTCCTGCCGTCGGAAAGCTGGACCGGGTGGGTGTCGGGGTATTCTTCCGCCATCTCACAGCCCCTTGAGCTTGCCGTCGTCGTCTACGGTCACGGCACCGCCGCCGCCACCACCACCCGCTCCACCCTTGCCAATCTGGCGCAGGAACTCCTGATAGCGTTCGTCGGTGGCCGGGTCGTAGTCGTATTCGATGCCGTACTTGGTGGCCTGCATGTCGAGGTCCTGCAACCCCTCCGCCGGGTACTCGCCGACGAGGGTCTTGCGGCTGGCGCGCATCGACGCGGCGCGGTTGGCCATGACCTCCACGTAGTCTCTCGGAGTCGCGCCCGCCTTGACGATGAAGCGATCCATGTACTGAACGAACTCATCCGGCTTGATGGTCGCGCCGGAGTCGGGACGGACCCGACCGTTGATGAAGGTGTACATGGCGCGAGCGAAGGCCCGCGTGTCCTCGTCAATCGCCGGGTTGAGCCAGTAACCTTCGGGGATGCCGGTCTTGCTGAACTCCTCGATGGCCCGCTGGAAGCGGGTCGGCTCCGTTCCTGGCGTCACGGTGTTCATAAACGCCGCCGCCGGGATGGCCTCGTAAAGGAAGCGGGCGGTGTTGCGAGCGCCGTCACTGATCTGCCCCGTCTTCTTGTCTCCGGTGACGGACGTGACGACCTTGCCGCCACCGGGCGTGTCGATGACATCGGTCTTGGTGGGCGGCTTCTCGCCGGGGCTTGTCCAGCCGTCCATGTTCACCACCTTCGTGGGCTTGCCCTTGTTCCGACCGTAGAGCGGCGTGACCATGATGTCCGTCCCAGGGACGGCAGGGCGGTCGGTTGCGACCTGGTCGGCCTGTGTCTCTCCCGGCTTCACTTCCGCCGGAGTAGCGACCGGTGCCGTGACAGGTCCCGGCACCAGCGCGTCGGGCGAGCGGAACAGCGTTCCGGGCGGCGGCTTGATGACGGTCGATGCCTGTAGCTTGCCCTCGGAATCGCGGGTGGACGTGGTGACCGGGTCATTGAGTATCTTCCACGCCGCCCCGTACTCGCGCAGCTTGGTAGCGTCTGGAACCCTGCCTTTGTCCAGTTCCCTGTTGATGTCGATCAGCGTGTTGTAGGCGCTGATGGTCTCGCTGGTCCCCTTCAGATGCCCGCTATGGTCGGCCTGTCCGGGCGCGATCATCAGCGAGCCGGGCGCGGCATTCGGGTCCGGGTCCTTTATGTAGAGGATGCCGTCCGCCTGAACGGTCTGCGAGTCCAGGGACTGCGGCGAACCCTGCGCGATCTTGATGGCGGTGTCGGCAGCCGTCGTGTCGGCGGCGTTGATCTGCGTGGTGGTGGTCAGATTGCCGCCCTGGAGCGCGTAGTTGATGCGCGCACGGCTGGTGTCGTCGAGGTCGCCGTAGACCAGACCCATGCCACCGGCCAGCTTGTTGAAGGCCCCGGCTATGTCGCCGCCATTGGCGAGGAGCGCGTTCGACAGCGCCAGCGTGCCTGCCTCGTCCATCCGCGCGACCGGCTTGCCGGACTTGTCCTGCAAGGTGATCGGAGGTGCTCTGACATCCGTCTCGCCGGTGGCCGCGTCCGGTGTCTCCGGCAGCGGCACGGGTGGACCCTGGTAGGGTTTCCCTGGGATAATCTGTGGAGAACCAATCGCTGGCGGAACGTCGGCTGGAAGCCCCGGTGCCGGAACCGTTCCGGGCGTGACCGGAGGTGGAACGTCGGCGGGGGTGGAGGGAAAAGCCCCCGACAACGCACGCCCTGGAATTTCCGTGACGGCTCCCTGCGGGGAGGATCGCAGGGGCTGTTCTGGAGGAAGCGGAATTACGTCGGGGAAAGGGTTGGACGACGGCGGCGTGCCTTCGAGCGTGTTCTCGTCAAGCGGCAGGCCAGCGTCGAACGGCGCGACCGGAACGGGCTGCGGCAGGTCGAGCGTGTTTTCGATGCCGGGAGCGCCGCGTGGATTCCAGTCGGGGGTGGGGCGGAGATTGTCGAGCGTGTTCTCCTGGGCCGGAGCGCGCGGGTCCCACGCGGGTGCTTCCGGTGTCTCCACGACAGTCGGATCGCGATTGGGGTCGCCTTTGAAATAATTGAGGATGTCCGACAGCGTGATGAACTGGTCGGGTGTCGCTGAAGTGGCGTCGGTGCCAGCATAAGGATCGGGCGGATCGAGCGGCAGCGGCCCCGACGGCATTGCCCGGTCGTGGTAGTCCGGAAAGAAGTTCGGTTGCCCCTGCAACGGGTTGAACGGAACCTGCGGTGGCTCCACGACTGCGGGGGCCGTCCCCAGAAGCTCGTCCACGCTGAACGGGATCGCCTCGTTCATGCTCGGCCCGTAATCGGGCGCGCCTTCGATGGGGGCTGGCATGTCCGGGAGCACGCCTGGACGGGTGCCGAGTTCAGGCCCCATGTCCGGTGGCATGTAGTCGGAGACACGCGGGAAAGTGGAGAGACGCAGGTCCGGCTCCTGGATTGCCGCCGGGTAGGGAGCGAGAGGTCCACCGGGGCGTCCCGCAATAGGAGAGGCATAGCTGGAACCGGGGATAGGCCCGCCGGGGCGACCAGCGAAGGGCGAGTCGGCATGGATGTCGGGGCCGAGAAGGTTCGGATCGGCAGGACGCGGTGCCGGGATCGGCACGGCATTGGGGTCGCCAAGCTCAATCGGCGCTGGTGGCTCGCCATTGCCGCCACCGGCCCCGCCAAGTGGACCCATCGCGTCCTGAAGATACCGGCTGCCCCACGGCCCTGCGGCCTGCATCGCGCCGGTCTTCCACAACTGGTCGGCTTCCTTGGCGAGGTTGAGATTGGTCGCCGCTTCCTGCGCTCGGCGGTAATACTCGGCGTCCTGAAGGTCGGACTTCAGACGGGCGTACTTGATCGCCATCTCCGGGTCGCCGAACAGCGCCTTGCCCAGATCCCCGATCTGGCTGGAGCTTAACCCCTGATAGGGCTGGTTGATCCTGAGACCGAAGGTGGCCATGCGTGGCTCCTAGAAGAACACTGTCTGGTCGCGCAACCCGGCCCACGGGTCCTTGGTCTTTGCGACTGCGTTGGCCGCCGTCTGCGTCGTGCTGCCCCAGCTACTGCCAAGCCCCTGCGAGCCAAGGCTGAGAGCGGCGGAGAACAGGCCAGACAACGGTGACGGCTGATAGGTGACCTGCACCGGTTCGATGGCCTTCTCCAGGCCGAACGCGCCAAGCGAGCCGCGCCGGAACTCGTTGGCCTTGTCGATGCCCTGCCCGGATTCAGCGAGGATGAACGGGTTCTCCTGGCCAAGGCCGCCGGAGCTTTTGTTGTAGGAACCGATGGTCGCCAGCGCCCCAAGAGACTGGTTGGCGTTCTCGGTGGCCTTGTTGAGCTTGTTGGCCACGTCGGTCTGGAACACCTCGCCACCGGCCTGCTGCCCGGCCAGCAGGGCCGCGTCGGCGCTGGACGGTGCCGCACCGGCTTCCGGCTTGGCCGTGGAGGCTTCGCCCTCGCCGCGCAGATAGCTCGACAGCCGCGCCTCTTCCTCGGCCTGCCGCGCCGCCTGCTGCTCGCCGCCAAGCTCCTCGGCACCCTTCTGCTGGGCCGCCGCCGCCTGCTGGCGGAAGGCTTCCTGACGGGCCTGCTCCTCCTGGCGGAACTTCTTCTGCTTCTCCTGCCAGAGGGCGACCTCGTCGGCCTGCTGCTTGGCGGCGCTCTGCTGCGCCATGCCGCTGCCCACGGTGCCGACGGCACCGACCACGGTGGACAGGACGGAGAGGGTTACTGCGTCACACATCTCTGCTGCCTCACGTCGGGATTACGGTGCTGCTGCCACTACCGCCATTGAGGGCGGCGATCTTCCTGTTCCACTCGGCGTTGGACGCACCCTGCGCGAACTTGGTCCCGCCTATCGCGGCGACATCGAAGATCTGGCCTAGCGGCGACAGGTCGGGCTGCTCCGCAGAGATGTTCTCGACGGCGTGGGTGGCCTGGGAGGTCGCGACTTCAGGGTCCTCGGTGGCGTAGAGCTGGGCAATCGCCGCATTCTTCTCGGCGTTGACGCGGCTCTCCAGCTCGGCTGTGGCGGTGTCGGCCTGCGAGCGCACCTCGCCCTCGCGTTTCAGATTCTGCTCGTAGAGCTTGGCCACCTCCTGTGCGGCAGCAGAGGACTCCAGCGTTCCGGCACGGGCCAGCCGATAAGTCGTCTCGTCGCGGGCCTCTCCGTACTTCTGAGCGACCTGCGGGTTGTAGTAGTCGAGGATGCCCTGCTTGTACTTGTCGTAGAACTCTTGGGTGAAGCCCTCCTGCGGGTCCGACACCACGGTGTCGTAGTTGAAGTCCGAACCCATGGCATATTTGTTGCCCTCGGCGTCCATGATGTACCAGGCACCTGGGGTCGCTGCGGTGGCAGCAGCGCCTCTGGTCTGGGTCGTGCCTCCACCCGTGCCGCTAGCGCTACCGGAACTGCCGGTGGTGCCATAACCCAACTGGCTCTGGTCCCCGGTGGTGCTGGCGTTGCCGATGCCGCTTTTGCTGCTGGTGGTGCCGGATGTGGCTGCCGTGCCTGGATCATAATAGTAGGTGTAGCCCTCCGGGAGACCGGAGACCGCAGCGCCAGACGTGGTTGGAGCGAAGCCTGACCAGTCATAGGCGTTCGACGTGGTGGTGTTGATGTCGCCGCCCTCGAACAGCGCCGATATGTTGGCGAGGCCCGTGTTGATGCGGACTTGCCGCTCGGCCTCGTCGGCCCTTGCCTGCGCGGCCTCCTGCTCCTGCATCTCGATCATCTTTTTGGAGTTTTCGTCTTCGCCGCCGCCGAACAGACTACCCATCAAATCCTCCTGGTCAGGATGACGCCGTCGACCGGGTCGAATCCAAGCTTGGTGAACAGGTTGCGGGCGCTCGCCGTCTCCGTCATGCCGGAGTTGAGCGTCGCATTGAAAGCCACGGCACCGTCGGAGCGGACGAGGTCGAGACACAGCATCAGCAGGACGCGGGCGACCGGCGAGCGCCGCCACGGCTTGCGCACGTAGAACTTTTCGAGGTTGGCGAAGGGCTGCTCGGTGAAGTCCTGATTGAGGCTGTAGGAGATCAGCCCGGCCAGCTCGTCGCGGCCTTTGACGAAGGCCAGCACGTGCGGGACCTTGCCGCGATTGATGACGGAGAACAAATGCGCCCATGCACGCTGCGGCGCGTAGACGAGGCCCTGCCCCGGCAAGTAGCTCTCAGCGAAGTATTCGCCGTACAAGGCGACGAGGGCTTCGATGTCGCCCAGCCGTGCTGGCCTGAAATCGTAGGTCCCGACGGCTTCCGCCAGCAGTTTCTTTTCAAGGGTGGGAAACATCCGGCTCGTCGCGCTGGAAGAGCAGGGTGCCAAAATCCCCGAACGTGGCCCTGGGGCTGAAACCCAGGTGGCGGAGCCAAGCTTGCGATGCCCTGTTGTCCGGGTGGACGAGACACACGGCCTTGCGGACGCCAGTCTCCCGGAGCGCGGGGATCATAGTACGAAGAATATATTTCGTCACTGTCCTGATGGCCTTGCAGCCCTGGTCGGTCTTGAAGCCCCACACCAGCGCCGTGTCTCCGACCTGCTTGGCCCCGAACGCGAACACCGGAACGGCGTTATCGAGGACTACTTTCTTGAAGCTGCTGTCCCAGGCGTCGTGGGCGAGCCTGACATAGTCGTCCGGGTCCCTGGTCAGCGCCAACTCGTTCCAGTCCGACCGACACATCCACGCACCCACGAACAGCAGGTCGTCCATGGTGGGTTCGTTGACCGTCTTCATCAGTCTTCCGTGTCGGCCAGTTCGTAGTGGACGGCGCAGTTGGAGAGGGTCACCGGCAGGGTGTCGTTGTTGTAGAAGCGCAGGCTGAAGTGCGAATCGTAGCCCTGCAATTCGCTGGCCCCGATATTCCATGTCGGTCTGTCGATGGTGGCGATTGTCTCTTCGGCCTCCGGGTTGGCAGGATCGAAGGAGACCGCGATGCGCCATGCCCCGGTCTTCTGGGTGCTGGTGTCGTAGTCGTAATCGTAGGACACCGTGGCATCCACGGCGGCGAACAGCTTTTTATGGCCGGGCTTTTTGCCGTCGAGGTAGGGCAACCGCACCTCGACACCGCAATTGTTGACGGCATTGCCGTCCGCGCCACCGTAGACATAGATCTTGTCGTCGGTCGTGCGGAAGAAGACCTTGCCACCGCAGGTGACCGCGAACTTCACCTTGGCCGTGCCGATCTCCGGCAGCGTATAGACGCTCCACGCCGTGATCTTGGGTCCTGGGAAGTAACTGAGGACCAGTACCTGGTCCTCGAACACGATCCAGAATCGCCCCACGGACGGCTCCAGCAGGGAGATGGCCTTGTTCATGTAGGCCGCGCCCTTGGCTGCCACCATCGCCTGCACGGTTGGGTCTATCGGCGATCCGATGTCGGAGACACTGGCCGAGTTCGAGCTGTCACGGGCCTTGAGCGAGCGTACCCCCGACTGATCGAGATAGAGCACATCGCCGTTACCGTATTGCAGCGGCGAGCGCGCCGCGTTGGTGCCGGAGCCGCGCAGCAGCTGGATGTAGGCATTCTGGAGAGGGTCGGGATCGACGCCCCATATCTGCGTGGACGAGGAGGCGAAGATGGCGAGCTTGTCGTAGTAGACTTCGAGCGATGTCAGGTATTCACTATCGGCATCCTGCATGGACAGATTGATGTAGCCGGAGCCGGTCGATGCCACTGGGTTGATGGTGACGCCACTGGTCTGCGAGGTGCCGCCGCGTGTGTCACAGTTGATGAGGACGAAAGTGCCTGCCGTGGCATTGACGCTGAATATCTGCCACTCCCCGTTGGCCACGGTCATGCCCGTATTGGTGGCTCCTGAAATCTGCACGCGCATGAGGTTGCGGAACTTGGAGATGTCCGCCAGGGGAACCTGCACCGTGGTCGGGAAACTGGTCC